CCACTTTGTTTACGAGCAGTTCCACGAGCGCGCCGATGACGGCCTGTACGGGATTATCCACGCCAGCACCTACGACAATGCGGCCAATCTGCCGGACGATTACATCGCCTCATTGGTGGCAACCTATCCCGAGCAACTGGTGCGCGCCTACCTCAATGGCGAGTTCGTCAACCTCACCAGCGGCTGTGTGTACCCGGCCTTTGACCGCCGCGAGAACAACACCGATGCTGTTCACGAAGACGGCGAGCACCTGCACGTCGGCATGGACTTCAACGTCCTCAACATGACCGCGATTGTGTGTGTGATCCGCAAGTGCCTGCCGGTGGTGGTCGATGAACTGACCGGCATCCGTGATACCCCGGCCATGATCGATGCCCTCATTGAACGCTACGGGCGGCGCGAAATGACGATTTACCCCGATGCCAGCGGCAAGGCTGCGCACACGAATAATGCCAGTGTGTCCGATCTTGGCCTCTTGCGCGCGCAGCGGCATTTGCGGGTGCAGGTCGGCAACGCCAACCCGCCCGTCCGCGCTCGCGTGGTCAGCGTCAACGCGATGCTGTGCAACGCCAAGGGCCAGCGGCGGCTCACCATCAATGTCGCCCGCTGCCCGGTGCTGGCGCGCGCGCTCGAACAACAAGCCTACGACGACAACGCCATGCCGGACAAATCCACTGGGCTTGACCATGCGCCCGATGCGCTGGGGTATTTCATCTACAACCAGTACGCCGCCGCCGACAGCGCGCGCGAGCGCCACTCCGTTGCACCGCAGCGCGGGGTGCGGCCTTATGGGCGTGAGTGGCTGGAATCCTCCGATCAGCCCACCCATGAACAACGCAGACGCGAGATGGTGTAATGGACGAAATCGAACACACCCAAGACCCCGAACTGACCCAAAAAGCCACCGTGGCACTGGAAGAACAGGGCGCGGCGCGCGCATGGCTGAAACGGATTGAGGACGCGCGCACCTTCGACAAACCGGCGCGGGAAGGTTATGCCGCCGACCGGGCGCTGTGCCAGGGGACGGCGCACAAGGACATCTTCGACGTGCGCGTGCCGATTGCCGGGACGTATGTGAATATCCTCACCTCATTCCTGTACGCGCGCGACCCGGAGGTGAGTGTGGAACTGGCCGAAGCGGTCAGCCCGCGCGGAAAAGAGGATGCACGCGCGTTTGCAACGGCGCTGGAAATCGTGATTTCCCGGCTGTGGAAACAGGCCCGGCTCAAGGCCAGCGCCGATGCGATGGTGCGCTCGGGGTTGACCGTCGGCCTTGGCTGGCTCAAGGCCGCCTGGCACACGCCGGACGGGCCGCAGCCGGTCACAGGCGAGGATGCCGACACCCCGCAGGCGCAGGTCAGCGCCATCGGCCAGTTGCAGCAGACGTTGCAGGAAGGCACCGTCGCCGATGACGCACCGCAACAAGAAGAACTTGGGCGGCGCTTTGCTGCATTGCAGCAAGACGTGCAGGCCGAACCGGAACCCGGTCGTCTGTGCATTGATTTTGTCCGTGCCGAAGATATCCAGGTCGCTCCCGAGTGCGCCAGCCTGACCGACTATCTGGATGCCCCGTGGATGGCGCAGCGCCTGTTCGTCGCGCTGGATGAAGCCAAGGCGCTGTACCCGGATGCCGCGCCGTGGCTGCATCAGGCCACCGCGTACTACCGCCAGCGCGATGAATCACAACCCGCCGACGGCTGGAATGCGGCCAGCACCGGCACCGGGGCCAGCTTCGGCACCCACGATTCGGCCAGCACCGGACGGCCCTGTGTGTGCATCTGGGAAGTGTGGGACAAATCCACCGGCCATGTGCTGACGCTGGCCGAAGGGCTGAACCGCTGGTTGCGCCCGGCGTTCATCCCGGCGCAAAAGACCACCCGCTTCTACCCGTTCTTCCAGTGGGCGGTGAACTGGAACGATGGCGCGCGCCACCCGCAATCGCTGCCCGACCGCTCGCGCCCCTTATTGGAAGAATACGACCGCATCCGCAGCAACTACCGCCTGCACCGGCGGCGGGCGATTCCGAAAACCGGATTCAACAAAGGTGCGCTCACCGCCGAAGATGCCGCACGGCTGGAGGCAGCAGTCAGCAATGAAATGGTCGGTCTTGACCTGCTCGGAAACGAGCCACAAAACGTCATCTTCCCGATCAGCTACAACCCCATCGACCCCGCGCTGTACGACACCGAAGTCATCCGGCAAGAGTTGGAGATGATCTGGGGCATACAGGAAGCCCTGTCTTCGACCATCCGCACGGTGAAAACCGCCACCGAGGCCGACATCCAGCAGCAGGGCACCGAATCGCGCCTGGGCTATGCCCGCGATGCGCTGGACGAAACCCTCTCCGATCTCGCCCGGCACACCGCAGAACTGGCCGTATCGACTGCCGGTCTCGACCCGATGCAGGCGCAGGTGCTGGCCGGACAGGAGGCGCTGTGGGTGAACGTCCCCGACCCGCGCCTGCTCGATACCGTCGTCACGGTGGATATCCGCGCAGGCTCATCCGGCAAGCCGTCCACGTCATTGAAGCAGCAACAATGGTCTGTGTTACTCCCGCAACTGCAACAGGCCGCGATGCAAATCGGCCAGATGCGCATGTGCCCGCCGTGGGAGATCGCCGCGTGCCTGGAACAGCTCGCCGTCGAAACCGTCCGCCGCACCGGCGATACCAGCATTGACCCGTATTCGTTCATCCCGCAGCCACCCGCGCAGCCGTTTATCCCGCCCGAGATGGGCGCGGTACCGCCCCCGCCCGACGCGCCGCCGATGCCGCCACCGGACGACACGCCATGACTGGACTCCGTTGACTCGCCCACCCGTTTATGTAATGTGGCCGGGTCTGAACCGTTGCGCCCGTGCGGTGCGTCGTCAAGCCGGGTTCGCCGCCGGTGTGCGTAGTAGAAGTGCCGCAGCCTCACGCACTGCGGGGCCGCGCGGGCGCAACGGGAGATCAGACCTTGGTGTCGCCAAGCCTTGCCCCGTTCGCGACGGGGCGCAGGTAGCGGAGGAAGGGGCGTCACGCACCCCAGGCACTTTGACAATCGGGCCACGCTCGCCCCGCTGTGCGCGGGGTCTGGGGTCGTCTGGCCGATCTGAATCTCCCCCTCCCCCTTTTTCGATCACATCGAGGTGCAATCATGCCTTTGACCGCCGCGCAGTTGGCCATTGGTGCCAACTACCAGCTTCAGTCCTACGCCAAACACGAACCCATTGACCAGTTCACCACCCAGCGCCCGCTCGCCAAGTGGTTCATTGACCGTAAAGAGGAATCGATTTTCGGGAACGGCAAGTTCAACGAGTCCGTCCGTTTCACCAACGCCTCCAATTACCAGAACTACACCGGCGATGACCAGGTGTCCTACAACAAAAAGGACACAGTGCGCTGGGCCGTCTATCAGCACTACGAGGCGCACGACGGGTTTTCCATCAACGAGACCGAGCTCGCCAACAACGGCATCCTGCTCACCGATGACAAGAACGCCAAGATGGCCGGGGCCGAGAAAATCCAGCTCGTGCACAAGCTCAAGGAGAATTTCACTACGCTCCGGGACGGGTTTCAGGAAAACTTTGACAAGGAACTGCACCTGGACGGCAGCGCAAATCCCAATGCGGTGCCGGGGCTGGATGCGATTGTCAGCCTCACGCCGAATACGGGAACGGTCGGCGGCATCAATGCGGCGACGTTCGACTGGTGGCGCAATTTTGCCCGCCTGAACATCGCCACCTCCGGCATAGGCGATCTGATCGACGCGATGGAAAAGCTGTTCCGCGAGTGCACCGCCTACGGCAAGCTCGGCAACCCCGACTTCATCGTCGTCGGCAGTGAGATGTATGACGCGATTCAGGCCGATTCGCTCAAGGTGCTCGGGCGTCAGATCAACCTGGGGCAAAGCTCGACCGGCGGCGTGACCGTAGACCCGTCAACAAAGGCATTGGCGTTCAAGGGCGTGCCGATTGTCTGGGATCCGACCTTCGACGTGCTGGACGCGCAGCTTGGATTGACGACCAACAAGTGGAGCAAGCGCGGTTACATGCTCAACTCCAAGGCGATCAAGCTGCGCCCGGTCAATGGCCGCTGGCTCGTCCAGCGCAACCCGCCGCGCGTGTATGACCGCTACGTGTACTACTTCGGCATCACCGCGGACTACGGGCTGACTTGCTGCAAGCGCAATTCGCTGGCGGTGTTTTCGATCGCCTGAACAAGCAAACGCCCCGGCAGCGGGTAACTGCCGAGGCGTTTTGTATCCACCCCTTGATACCAGCAAGGAATAGACATTGAAGAAGTATACCAAGGGAATCTTCCGCATGAACCATGACAACGGAGTTGAAATCAGCGGCGAGTTTTCACCGTTTTTACGCGTGTGCATTGGCCTTGCCATTTTGGCGCTGGCCGTCACTCCGGCGCTGTATGTCATTTTGCGGTATGCCTGACCTTTCTCCATTTTCCCAAAGGAACCCTCCCATGACCACCTCCATCCCCCATGTCCGCCTGCTGATCGAACGCGATGAAACCACCACCTTGTGCGTGGACGTGCCCGCCTATGAGCAATCCATCCTCGAAGCGCCCTACCCGGAAGGGGCGGTGCAGGAGCTCGATCACTACGATGTCGAGACCCCGGATTTTGATGTCGGCGCGGCGTTTGAGCGGCTGGTTGCCAAATTCGCGGGCCACGCGGCCACCAATGCGGCACGGGTACGCAGGTTTGAACGCGCGCGCGACCTCAAGGCGTGGATTGACGAGCGCCAGCCCAAAGCCGAAAACAAGGGCAGGAAGGAAACACCACCCAAGGAACGAGAAGGGAAGTGAACGCCATCGGCAAAACCTCATTGGGCATCGGTGCGGCTGCCGTGCTCGGTGCGGGCGCATGGGCGGCGGCGCTGATCATGAAATGGGAAGGGCTGCGCCACGCCCCCTACCGCGATGCCGTCGGCGTCCTCACCGTCTGCTACGGCCATACCGGGCCGGACATCATCGCAGACAAAACCTACAGCATGGATGAATGCGAGGCATTGTTGCAGGCCGACCTTGCCGAAGCCAACACCCACGTCAACCGCTGTCTGCCGATGCCCAAACTGCCGCAGATCGAAGCCGCGATGACCTCGGCCACCTTCAACATTGGCCCGCGTGTGGTCTGTGGCTCCACCTTGCAACGTAAAGCGCGGGCCAACGACTGGCCCGGCGCGTGTGCGGAACTGGAACGCTGGAAATACGCCCATGGCCGGGAACTGCGTGGATTGGTATTACGCCGCACCGATGAGCGCGCCCTGTGTGAAGGGCGTACCTTGCCGGATTGATCAGCACTAATTACTGCGGCTGGCATGTGCGCGTCACCCCGCGTGGCCTGAGCATATTGGCACAGCGGTTCTGGGAGATGCCGCAGGCGGCGTAGGAGTCCGTTGCATTGCGGCGCAAGGGGTGAATCATGGCCTTTGGTTTTTCATGATTCGCTCCCATGCCTGACTTTAACGGCTCCATGATCGATATTGCGCCACGGGCGACGTTGGCGCAGTTGCGCACACGCTTGGCGGTGCGCTTGGGGTATGCGGCACAGGCCGGTACCGGGATGCTGCCGCCGGGGTTTGGCGCGCAGTTGGACGATCTCATCCAGAGCGCGCAGACCGTGTTGTACCGGCGCTATCCGGCGCTGCATACCGAGCGATGGTGGCGCTGGCCGATGCCCAAGGGGCAGCGGTTCCATGCGCTCGACGGTGCGGTCGATGCAGGCGGGCAGATTCCAGACCCACTCCGGGTGACCTGGGCGGGCATCAGTCGGGACGGAGAATCATGGCGGTTGCTGCTGGGCGCGGTGGATCCGCTGTGGTTTGGCAGTACCAATACGGGGATTCCGACCCACTACGCCATCCGCCAGCAGATCGAAGTGTGGCCCGCGCCGGATACCGGTGACTGGACGTTACGGCTGAAAGCACACGCCGGGCTGGCCCCGCTGGTCAAGGATGACGATACGACGACGCTCGACCCGGAGGCCGTGTTTTTGCTGGCCTTCGCAAACGCCAAGGCGCACGAGCGCGACCCGGACGCGGACAACTACGCCAGCCAGGCCAACGGCTATGTGAGCAGCCTCATCGCAGGGACGCATCAGACCCGGCGCTACATCCCCGGTGAGCCTTCGCCGCCACCGCCATTGCCGCGTCCGGTACGGGTATAACCATGCGCCAGCAGACGCTTTCCACCATCAAGACCGGGATGACCCGGCTGCGCAGCAAGGGCGGTGCCTCGCCCGATGTGCTGTATGACCTGCTCAATGGTTACGTGACGGTCGCGCAGACGGTGAAAAGCCGTCCGGGGACGCGGATTGCGCACGTCATTCCGGCGGGGTGCAAGGGGCTGGTATGGTTTCAGGGGCGGTTTGTGGTGTTTTCACACGTTCCGCTGGCCAGCGCCGACCCGCGCGTCAAGGTGGAGGTGCTGCCGCATCCCGAGGATGACGATGACAGCAAGACACCGCTGAAAGACATTCACTATGCGCTGCCGTTTCTGGGGCACCTGTACGTTGTGGCCGAGTTTGCCGATGGTGTGACCCGGCATTACTGGCTGGAAACCGGGCCGCGCTGGCAGCCGGACGCGATGTATCAGGCGGGCGATCTGGCGCGTCCGACCACGGGAGATAAAGGGCTGGTCTATGTGGTGGTGAACACCCACGATGGTTTGCCGATGTGGCAGCCGGATGTGACATACCAGGTGGGCGATGTGGTGCTGCCGAGCGTCTATAACGGCTATCGCTATGTGGTGGCAGAGATCAGCGGCGAGAAGCCGCGTTCGGGCGAAGTGGAACCGGTCTGGCCTGCGGTGCCGGATGCGACCGTGGATGAAGACGCCGACGATTCCCCGCGTGAGGATGCGCCCGCGCCGGGAGGCGGCAATACGCCGGGCGGTGCGCCGCCGCGCAACCCGGATCCGCGCTACGGCGGTGGCGGCGGTGGCCGTTCACGCAACAACACGGCATTGGAGTAACCCATGGCCTTCCCGATCTGGCAGCCCAACCGCACCTACCGCCCCGGCGATATCGTGGTACCGCGCACGCAGCCGCCGCATTACAGCGTCTCTCTCGCCAATGGCAATTTCGATCAGGGTAATACCGGCTGGGATTGGGAGGGCCAGGTCGCCTATGCGCCCAAGACCGGCGACAACGGCCAGAACTGCGCGATGCTGGATTACGGTAAAGCGGGCGGGGTCGCGCTGAACCAGTCGCCGTTGAGCGTGCCGCTGGGCAAGCCGCTCACGGTGCGTGGTTCGATCATGATCAAAAAGAAGGGGCGCGGTGGCGGGGGCAATGTCATCATCCGCTGGTACACCGCGCAGGGGATTTTGATCAGCGAGCACGCCAGCCCGTTTGTCGCCGGAGGCAAGCAGGGCTGGAAAGAGGCCAGAGTCACCGCCGCGTGTCCGGCCAATGCGGCCTACGCGCGCGCCGGGTTTGCGCTGTCGGTGCAGAACAGCAACAACCGGATTTATGCCGGCATGCTGGCGGTCTTGACCGCCGCCTATCCGCCGCCGCCGTCGGGGCTGACGTTCCGCGCCGTGCAGGAAAAAGCGGCGGTCAGCGCGACGGCTGAACCGACATGGCCGCAGACCACCGGCGTCCAGATCACCGACGGCGATGTGATCTGGGAAGCGCTGATCGCCTCGCGCATCACCTGGAAGGCCGAGCCGTTGTACCTGTCGGGCGTAGCAGAACCAGATTGGCCGCAGTATGTCGGCGGGCGGGTGACAGACGGCACCATCACTTGGCAGTCGGCGGCGCGGGATATCGAGGACAAGAACTGCCCGCATGGCAAGGTTGTGGTGATTGCGGCCTCAAAGGTGTTCTGTGCCGATGGCGATATCGTGCGTTA